CCTAAATCTGTATTATGAAATGTTTGCATGGGTGCCACGTTGCCCATTTTCATCTGCTCCAGCGCCACCCGATGCCGGGCCACCAGCTCGGGCCACATAGCCGCCCGGTGGTAGCTCATGCCAGGGCCGACCTGCTGTGATCGCCAGATCGGCACACCGTCGCGCAAGACCTGCTTACTGCGATCCAAGCCCAGCGGGCAGGCCCAGCCAGCGGCCTTGTCCATTGAATACAAGTTGCTGTAGTCAATAGGGGTTTCGCAATGCTCGCAACGAATCCGGCCCTCATCAGGGCCTTCCTTTATGAAATTCTCCCAGCGCAATTGTTGATAATGGCTACAATGCGGACATGGATAATACCTGTATTGTTGATCACCTTTCTTAAAGGCTTGCTCCATGTAATCGTTAGGGTATATCGGCGTGCCGCCAATCGTAAAGAACGGGTCCCAAATGTTACCGGCCCGCTGAAACAAGTTTCCAATGGTGTCGCCTTCGGGGCTGTCGTAGGTGGCCGGCTCTTCAAACAGGATTGGGCTTCGCTCCACCCGACGACCAGACCGAGGCGTTGCGGCGCTTACCAAGTGGATCAACGCACCATTGACAAGCTGCTTAAAGTCGTAACTATTTTTTAACGCTCCTTTTGTTTTTTTGTTATTTAATTGTCCTTTTAACCTGGGTATTCCATGGTTATCGTCAAACATTGAATCTATATCTTCGGTGCTGTATTTCTGTACTTCAGAGTCTGTAGGTTGTACCAGCATTATCTTAGATCGGCGCCAGTCCGAGAAAAACACGATCACCGCTTTCACATACTCCGACCAGCCAACACGCGACGGCTTCTGGCAAACCATGCACTCAACCTCTGGGTCAGTTGGCGCCAAGAACCAATCCTCTTGATATGGCCTAGTTCTCCACTTCTGCCGGCCATCGGTTGCGCTTGTAACATAATAATAAGTGTTACTATAATCCAGCATTGTCATAAACGGTTTAGGCTTTACCATGGCGGCAAGCCGTTTGGCCATTTTTCGGATATTGCGGTCAATCATTCCGGTAGCTCTTCAAACTCGTTGGAAGATACAGACTCGAAAATCTCGGATATAATCCTTTCAATTTCGCTTAGCTCTTGGTGGGTAAGGTGGGGGATCATTGCCTTGATTCGCTTATGGGCTGAGCTTGCTAGGGTGGTTAATTGCAGCAAGACAGCGTTATAGGCTATTTCCATGTCTTCTTTGTAAACTAGCTTTTCTTGTTCTTGCTGCAATGCCAAGGCTTCGCGTTGTGCTTTGATCGCGGCGATCATCTTTTCGCTTTCTGCCCTTTCGGGCACTTTCCCCCTGGGCAGCCCTGCTGTAATTGCCTGCTGAGTGGATGGCTGCTTGGGGGTTGGTTGATCGTTGGCGCTGGCTTGCGCCGTGGCTGGCCCCTGGCCAAGGTGGTGACCAGTGCCGCGCTCTGCTGGGCTGGTGGTGTTGGCCCACTGCTCATCAGCCAAGTCTGGATCAATCAGCCAGCTATTGCCCTCGCGCTTTACTGCAGGGGGCATCAGCCGGCCCTTCTCGATTGCTTTGATCACCGCCACATGTGAAGTCCCCCGCAGCCCCTTCGCCTTGCGGTGATTGGCGTACTGCTGGAGGTTCATGGGTCGTACTCAATCCCGAACCATTGCCGGCCGATTTCCAGCGCTACTCGCTGCGTCATGTAGGGCGGTACGGACATGCCGCAGACGTAGCCAGCAGCTTGGTTGCCAAAGTTGTAATCATCTGGGAACGACTGCACCCTGCAAACTTCTTGCCCTGCAAACCTGCGTGGTTCTTTCCAGTGTATTGGCAAAGAATCTGGCGACGCTGCCATTGTGTACACAGGCCCGTTCGGATTCGCTACATACGCGTTAAATCTATGGCCTTTGGGATGAGCTTTAGACAAAGGCTCTCCTGGTTTAACTGCTTGCCATAGCTTCTTCGTTTCTTCAGTCAACCAAGTAACTTTGTAGCCAAGACAAGCATTTTTTATCACACTTCCAATTTTAATTTCATTTTCTTTCATTTCTATTTGGAGCTTATTCCAGTTTAAGTCTTGGCGCCGTGCAACAAAAAACGTTCGCTCTCTGGTCTGCGGTACACCCATCCGCGCGGCGTTGAACAGGAACAGCTGCGTCTCATAGCCTGCTTCTCGGAATGCTGCAAAGATCTCTTTCACATAGCCCTTTGCATTGCCGAGAATCAGGCCCTTTACATTCTCGGCCACAATCACCTTCGGCTGCAGCCGCTGGCCTACATCAATGAAGTGCATGAACAGATCATCTAGCCGCTGCTTCTGCTGGCCTTCGCAGAAGTGATGCTCTGCCCCCCACTTTTTCTCACGCTTGCCAGCCATGCTGAACACTGAGCATGGCGGCGAGCCGTCCAGTAAGTCCAAGTTCTTCAGGTCATCAGGCAAGCCGAGCAGCGGCAGATCGTTAAACTGCTGCACCCCCATCAAGTAGCTGTGTTTCGGCTTGTGGTTGGCCCGATAAATTGCCATCATTTCTGGGTCAATCTCAACGCCGCCCAGCATGTTGAAGCCGGCAAGCTTGTAGCCCATCGTTGATCCGCCGCCGCAGTGGAAACAAGAAAAAGCCGTAAGGCCATTTTTTGGAACAGTGGCCAAGTCTGTCAGATTCCAGGGGCCATGAAAGCGGCGCAGCGTCATCCGTTAAACTCAAAGTTGCAACGTGGGCACTTGTGCTCAAAATCGCTAAAGTCTTCTTCGCTGTATTCTTCGGATCCTTTGTGATCTTTCGGCGCTGACTCTTCCTGGTCAATCCTTTCAGGATCCAGCAGCCCTGCGATCTGCTCTTCAGCAAAGCCCAGCAAGCTCAGATCAAAGTCTGCCAGGTTCAGCCCTATCACTTCTTGCTGCAGCAGCTCCATATCCCACCCGGCATTCAGCGCCAGTTGGTTATCCGCCAGCACATAGGCCCGGCGCTGCTCAGCGGTCAGGTGACCCAGCACAATTACCGGCACTTCAGTCAGCCCCAGGTCCATCGCTGCGGCCAATCGACCATGGCCGGCAATGATCCCATCGTCTTCGCCCACCAAAATCGGATTCGTAAAGCCAAACTCCTGGATGCTGGCGGCGATCTGCGCCACCTGCTCGGGGCCATGGGTGCGGGCGTTGCGCTCATAGGGCCGGAGCCGCGACAGGGGCCACTGCTCGATCTTTTGGGCCGTGTGCGGTGTCTGCATTTGTTTGTAACTCCTAGGGCAATTGTAACCGCTGAGATAAGGCGTGGTTACATTTGAGCGGTTTTGGGATAGGAGCTGCGGGAAACCCCAGTCGCCCCAATGCTTGTAACCTAATTGAGAAGCGTTATCAACAGATAAATCGCGGCTTCGTGGTTCCCTCGGTATGTGCCGTTGGGAGGACCCAAGCCAAAACCCCTTGCTATGACTGGGTTCTTGGCAGATCCCTTGGCATGACTGGAGTTTGGGGCAATAGCCTGAGAAGCCTTGGTATGACTGGGGCTTGCCAAGAGCCCTTGCTATGACTAGGCCGCGCATCATCGCCCCCCATAGCCCCTGGCGGCTGAGTCAAGGGCCCGCTTGTAGCCCGCTATGAAGCTCCTGTTGATCTCGATGTTGATCTCGGTTTGAATCAGCTGGCTGTGCTCGCCCTTGTCGAACATCCGAGCAACCGACGGCCCATAGACAACCTGCAACCGCCTCTTGCCGTCAGGCTTGCGCTTGTTCCCGACCCTGAAGGGCAGCATTACGCCACCCAAGCCCATGGCCATGAACGTCGTTGGATAGTCCTGGCGCTGGCCGCGCAGAATGCTGGCTCGGCCCGGTCGGCCCCGTTTTGTCGCCTTCCCCCAACCACGGCCGCGGCCTAGCCCTGGGAGCCCGGTGGCACGGGTGCCGGGCCTAAACCCGAACTGGCTAAGGGTTGGGGCGCGTGCTGCGAATGTGAGAGTGGCTTCTCCCCTGCTAGCCAAACCCGTAAACAGGCTTACATCTTGCTTGATACGTCTTGATCCAATGTTATATCTTTGGCTAATACTTTTGCCTGCCTGCTTATTGGCAGACGTGGCAGCGGCCAAGATCCCTGCCCTTGTTGCTTTCTGAAACAATTTAGGATCAAGAAAGGCCCGCATCTTTTCTAGCTGGCCAATGCCTTCGACCTTGACCTTGATGAATTCGTTGGTGCCCATCTATCCCTCAACCAGCCCCATGGCCTGCAGGTAACGCGCCCACTGCTCCAAAGTGAGCACCACGCGCCATGTGCCGCCGCGAAATCGAATCAGGCTGGCAGCGTGTTCTTCTTCAGCGTTGATGCGTTGCTGTTCTGCAGCGGTGGGTTTGGCCCTGGCTGCGGCAGCTGTGTCTTCCCAGTTGGCGATCTGCACAACATGGCATGGAACGCCGTCCAGGTCGCCGGTGTCGTCCGCCCGGCCTGCGCCCAGCTTTCGTCGAATAGGCAAGCCAAGGGCTTCGGTGAGGATTGCAGCGGCCTCCAGCTCTCCTCGATCCCCTTTGCGTTTTGGTCGGTTTGCCATACCCCCAACCCTACTTCAAATCCTGCTTTACCGGTTTAACCACGCGCCGGTAGTGCAAACCATTGGCAGCCCAGCCATGGTTAATCGAAGCTGAAATACCAGACTTGTTGACAAATGCAACAACAGATGCCTCTTTTATTGATTTATAGCGTTGGCCAGTTTCAATACATTCGACCTCAACAGTATGCTTCAATCGCGGCAGGTTCATGGCAACAATTTTGGAGGCCCGTGTTTCCGAGTCAAAAAGCTGGGTCAGCTCTGAATGGCCAATACCGCCAAACTGGTTGGGATGCTTTCTGGCAAACTTCCAAAGACTGTCGCGTGAAACAAAGCGATGACCCTTGGCTGGCCTATATGACTGAATGTATTTAAGCTGTTTTGAATCTAACCAATAGTTAATGCGATCATAGCCATGGCCTGTAAGTTTTTTGATTGCCCCGGTTGAGATATATTCACCCTCTGATCTGGTCGATAACCCCATAGCCCAGGCCTTGGAGCGGAGGGAATTCCAAGACCTGGGGGGCCTGCGGCGGTTGAATTCGGTAACCAGCAGCCGCATGGGCAGCTCGCCTGCCAGCTGGGTGAGCAGGTGGATGTCCTTGGGGGTATATGGCCTTGGTTGGCGTTTGGGTGCTGGCTGGGTCATGGCTGCTGGTGGGGCTCTCCGTGGGGGGGCTTTCCGTGGGGGCTCTTTGTGGGGGGCTCTCCGCAATGGGGAAGGTGGTGGTCATGCGTGAAATTCTGAGCCGCCAATGGCACCAGCAGACTGCTGATCCCTATTTATGGCAGTCTATCCGTTGTGAGTGAACAACCGAAAACGCAGGCTATGACTGGTCGCTTCCTTGTTCACATGAAGTTCACACGCCCTCTCAATGTGAACTTCCTAGGCCGCTTTTGAAATTGTCCTAGCAAGTTCACATGTGAACTTTAAGTGAACAACCTAAAACCCTGTCTCTGTCTGTCTTTTTAAAAGTTCATTCACACCGAGAAAGGAGCCATTTAAGGAGGATCGGAATTTGAGCAGAGAAGCTCGACGAGCCTTGGGGCCAGTCGGTAATGACCTCTCACGCTGGGAACTCTGACCACTTCAGGCCATTTGCCGCCGCTAACCCTGGTCAAGCCATTGCGGATCGTGCCCTGGCTGTACCTGAAGCGGCTCTGAAGCTCCTCAACGATCGCCCTGCTGCTCAGAGACGCCCTGCCGTTGTTCATGGCTTCAGTGAGCACCTCGACGATTGCAGCGCGGCAATCCCTGATGACCTCAACGGTGTGGCAAACCGCAAGGCAGCCTGTTTCCTCGTCAATCCGGTACATAAACTCCCGTGCAGTCCCCTGGCGGCACTTGCGAACTTTCCAACTGCGGAGCCTTGTGTTGAACCTGATGGTTTTGCCTTTCGGTCCGCCTTCCCCGTTTTCGTCCATCCCCTCGGGGACCATTTCGATCGAATGGACCACAGACGGGACCTCCTTCCAGGCCTTGGCCCCTGCAGCCTCACCACCTGCGGTCCCATCATGGTTGACCCAAACCACGGCGCAATGGCGACAGATGACTTCCTTGAAAAACGTCAAGAGAGCAGTGATCTGGCCGTTGTCGCAATAGTTCAGATCGGCTTTGGATGTGACGGCTTTGCATGAATCGATGAGCACCAATGAAATTTGCTCCTGCCGGACAAATTCCAGAAGCCGCAGGCAACCCCTAAGGGACGCCTCCCAGGCGATTGCCGCCTGTTCTGTGTCATGGGCCCACACATGCAACCTGGGGCCACCTGCCGCGTCAATGATGGCGGGATCGGCGTCGCGACCCATCTCCTGAATTGACCGAATGAGAGGGGCAGTGCCGGAATCGGATGCAATCAACAAGACATTGCCTTGTGGGGCATGCGTGGCACGATCCAAAAACCCAGCGCCATCGGTAACGGCAAACGCCATGGCAAGGGCTGCTGTGGTCTTGCCGGCCCCTGCTGGGGCGTACAGAAGTGCTTGATCCTTGTCAGGGATGAAACCCTCTAGGAGCCAGTCAATGCCGGTAACACGCGACAGGTCGATCGATCGGTAGTCGGGCTTCTGCTGTTGGCACTTGTTTTCCTGCTCCTGGCGACTGAGAAGGCGAAAGAGTGCGGCGGTGATTCGCCCATCAGTTTGGCGAAACCGGGCCATGATGTCAGCCCGTATTGACATTTCCGCATCCTCGTCACCAGCCCGAACGGCATCGAGGACCAGGGCCAAAAGCTCGCCAAAGGTCGGTGGTTTTTTCGCCTCCTGCTGCTCCTGCTGCTGCTCAGCCTCCACCAGCGTCCAGTAGGCCTCTTCCGCCGCTTCAATGATGTCGAGGATCGCGCTCTCGGGACCTTCTGGGGCATCGTCAATGGATCCGCCGTCTGGAAGGTCAGGCCATAGGTCGATGGCCGGGATCACCAGCATCGGTAGTCCTGCCTTGGCCGCCGCCTCAGCTGCGTTCTCGGCGCGGCGTCGCCCTTCTTGCTGGTGCTCCGGCCGGTTGGGGCCGTCATGGTCCTGCAAGTAGACCACCCCTGGGCACCCCGCCTCCCGCAGCGCCTTGTAGCGGGGCACGATCTGCTCAATAGTGTGGGCATGGCCCGGCTGGGAAATGCTGACCACCCCCTCTGCCGCGCAGAGTTCTGCGCATTTTTCGCCCTCGGGTTCGAGAATCCAGCCATCGGCGCCGATCGTGTCGGGATGGTTGAAAACGGGCCAAGGGTCAGGACCGGCCCCTTTTTCCCATTTGTCATCCAGTAGATGAAACCCGTAAAAAGCCTTATCACCGTCAGGAAGCGTCACCCGTTTAACCAACTGGGTGGGCCCATAGCGGTATGGGCTGCCAGCAGGCTCCCTGGGGATCATCCTGGCCAGGGTTGGCGGCAGGGCAGGCAAAGGCGCCGGCTGTGTCCGGGCTGGCTCTGGTGGTCGTGGTCGCCGCTGGATTGATCGGCGAGGAAGGCGCTGGGCCCCGTCGCGGGGTTTGTCGCGGGTGAAGTGTCCAGCCCTGCCGTCCCTAGTGTTGCCGGTGAATGCCCAGGTCTGATCATCCGTCCCGGTAATCACCTCACCGGTTCGCAAATTCTTCGGGTGATGGCAGATCACCTCAAGGCCATCGGACGACATGCGGCAGTCGCCGTCCTTCGTTCGGCCGCAGACAGGGCAAGGGTTGCGCCTGC